GTGCTCACAGATACCAAACTCAAAAACCTTAAGCCTCGCGACGCGCTTTACAAAGTTGCCGATCGCGACGGCCTTTACGTCGCCGTCACCAAAACCGGCGTCATCTCCTTCCGGTACGATTACCGAATCAACGGGCGCCGTGAAACCCTCACTATCGGCAAATATGGGCCAGACGGTATATCACTGGCTCAGGCGCGTGATGAACTTATAGCTGCTAAAAAAATGGTTAGCGCCGGAATATCGCCAGCCTCTCAAAAACGAGACAGTAAACGGCTGGTAAAAGAAGCTGAAACATTTTCATCATTCATCGAAAAATATATGCGGCACGTGACGCTGGCCGATAGCACCAGAGCAATGAAAGAGGCGATTATCAATCGGGATATCGTACCGGTTATTGGTCGCAAAATTATGGCCGAAATAACGCCATCAATGGTCAGGTCAATGTGCGACCGCATTCTTGCGCGCGGCGGAAATGCTACCGCTATTCAGGCCCTGGAACTCGTTAATAGTGTATATCGATTTGCCAACGATCGCGGGCATGGATTTATTAACCCTGCTCAGGACATAAAGTCAAAATCGCTGGCGACATTCAGGCCGCGCGAGCGCAGCTTATCGCCTCAGGAAATGGGGATATTTCTGCGCGAACTTGACAGAGCAACCGCGATGGCAACCATGAAGCTGGCTATTCGTCTTATAGCTCTGACGCTGGTGCGGAAAAGCGAGGCTCTTCTTGCACGGTGGGGTGAGGTTAATGTGAGAGCCAGAACATGGACAATCCCGGCGGCCAGAATGAAAGGAGCACGCCCTCACGTGATTTATCTTTCCAGCCAGGCGGTTTCTCTTATAGAGGAGATGAAGTTGCACAGCTGCGGGAGTGAGTTGCTTTTGCCTGGACGCTACAGCCTTGACCGGACACTGTCGCCATCTGCGCTAAACGTAATGCTTCCAAATATTGTTAACCGGGCAAAGGAAGCAGGCGAAGATATTTCTCCTTTCACAGTGCACGATCTGCGCCGCACAGGAAGCACGCTGCTGCACGAAGCCGGATACCCATCCGACTGGATAGAAAAGGCGCTGGCTCATGAGCAGCGCGGGGTGAGGGCGGTTTACAACAAGGCGGAGTATGCGCGCCAGCGAGAGTATATGCTTCAACAGTGGGCTGATATGCTGGACGCTTGGAAAGCGGGGGCGCATTACGATCTGGTGCCGTTCTCCCCGGCGCGATTTGAGAAGTGGATGGAAGAAAAATAACCCGCCGAAGCGGGTTTATTTTCATTTTTTCTTTTCAATCATCTTTTCAAGCTTTTGGAGATTTTCTCTGGCCTTGTCGGGATTTATCCCCGTTTTTCGAGGATCTCCGTTGATAACCTCTTCCAGCAACTGTTTAGTCAAGCCGTTTACTTCATCCATGATATTTTTGCCTTCACTTTGCATATAGCTCTCCTTTTAGTCCAATGACCTGCCGATAATACTCCCCGGTTACAGAAACTTCCCTGTGCAGATCACTGTTTCGGAAAAGATAAATCATGGCGTGAGCTGAAAATCGTCATCCCACTGCGGGTAGTTTTGCATCCGCCCGTGGGAAATGATGTAGGAGATCCCGTCAGACATTGAGCTTGGGCGCTCAAACTCAAGCATAAACACATCATCATATGCCCGTCCAAGCCACCACCCGCCGCCGTACTCCCGAGCCCGCTGAATTAGTACCCATCGGCCCGGCGTGATCCTTTGATGCTCCTCGCCGCGGTAAATAACCAGGTAATCGGAATCCTTGCTCATGCCCATCACAAAAAAATAACTGTATACATATACAGTAAGTTGATGCTATCGGCCTGTCAACTTGTCAGATGAACGTGTCCGCCGGTTCCCCATAGCTGGCCGCAGCCTCGTTTGCTTCACGACGCAAGCCCAGGAAGTAGCCTACCGGGTCCCACGCTTTGATAATGGCGTCCAGCTCTTTCTGGCTGTGCCACGTTGTAAGGCGGGTTTTAAGCGCCCTGGCGCATGCTGTAACATTTGCGCGCGTCGGGCCCGCCAGTTTCATGCACAGGCACATTGTGATGAGAAGATCGGAATACTCATCAGAAGCTTTCTTCAAAACTTCCGGGTCAATACGCTGTTGCATCTGATGGATATGGTGCTTCTGGCTCATGCTTTTTCCTTCTGTTTTGCCTTATCTACTGCCGCGCGGCGGCGCTCGATTCCCCGAATTAAACGCTGCGCTGCGTCCTCGCCAGGGCCGCGCCGGGAGTCACCCAGCGCGCGAATTACGCTTTCTCGTTCATAGCGGTCACAATCAGCGCGTGTCATGCCGCCACCGATTTAACGACGGGGATTGCGCACCCCGGCAGCAACTGAACCGCTGGGCCTTCGCACTGATTCCCCCACACGTCAAAACCGTGGGAAGACTGGCGGGCGAAGAGCTCAATACGCGGCACGTCGCCCAGCAGGTGCACCAGTTTTTCTCGCACGCAGTCCGGCTTCTGCGAGTGCGCTAGGCGCGGCGCCGTGAATGACTGAATGATCCCGGCATTCATGCGCTCGGGTAATTTGCCGCGCACCGCAAACAGGCAGTCTTCGCTGTTGGCGCGCGTCATATGACCCATCCCCATGACGAGCTTGTCGGCCTGCCGGCTGCCGCATTTATTCCAGGTGAAGCCCTTCATGGTCATCAGTCTGAAGCCCCATGCCTCGACAACCTTCAATGCTTCGACCGGCTGCGTCGGCACCCACCACATAGCCAGCAGGCAGTCTTCGGCGGCCAACTCCCAGACCGGGAGGCGGCAAATATCCTGCACGCCCATTACCGGATATTTGAACCCGGCGCCGCGGTCGCCGTCGGCGGCTTTGTCGCGGTACGCCCAGGGCGGATCAGCGTAGATGAGGGTGTATTTACCGGTCATGCTGCCGCCTTTTTGGTCTGGTTGTGGATCGCTTCGGCAACACGCTGCGCCTTAAGCGGGTTAGTGATTACGCTGCCGTCGGGAGTAATCCAGCCACGGCGCACCGGGGAGTACATCAGGTGGGCAGTGCCCACCCGGATATCATCATGAGCAAAGGTCACAGGAGCCCCCACATATCGTTTATCTGTCCCGCATTAACGCCGCAGTAATGCTCCCGGCGTGCGCAGCCCCGAGTGATGCAGCGTTCGCGGCGCATTGCGATACGCTGGCGCTCAACGTCGCCTACGGCAGCATCCAGGCATTTCAGCCAGAGTCCCGCTGCAACACGGAACAGGCCTTTCGCCTCCAGCTCCAGCGCTCTCTGCTCAATGGCCTGCGCGGCTGGAGAGGTTGCCACCTGCGGGCCCAGGCGGCGGGTAACATAATTTTCGTGGTAACGCTCAAGCCGGGTTTTAGATTTCATTTGAGCCATCCATCCTGAGTGAAAATTGCCGCGATGAGGTACATCCATGCAGCGATACCGGCCAGGTACCAGTACAGACCTGACCATTTTTGCCAGTGCCGGGTGATGGCCGTCATGCAGCGCTGCTCACCGGGCGGAAAACTCGCTGCTCAACCGGAGGCTTTTTTCCCCCGAACACCGACGGGCTTTTGGCCTTACGCTCTTCGAGCCATTCGCTGATCTCGTCAGCATCCCATGCGCAGCGTTTGTCCGTGATGTACCAGCGTTTCGGGAACTCGCCTTTTTTCTCCAGCGCATCGATAGTGCTGATCGACAGCGGGACAACCTCTAACAGCTCTTTCTTTCCGTATGCTCGTTTCATTTTTTCTCTCTTAGCAGGTGGCGGCGCGCCGGGCGCCGCTTTTGATTTCAATTACTGCGCTGCGGTCATTTCTTCGCGGCGCACGGAATAAACGTCGGTGGCTTTATCGAGCTGCTCCTGATGGCTCGCCAGGCGCTTTGCTACAGCCGCGTAGGCGGAATCGAGCTCTGCCAAGTCACTGGCATTGCTGGCGTATTCGGTGAATCCAGCCAGCAGCTCGTCAGGTGTGCGCTCATTGCGCGGGCGGTGCTGCGCAGCAGGAGCGTCGTTTTGCGATGTGTTCTTGAGGATCAGGCTATTCACGCTCTTGGCGTCTGCCGCTGGCGGCGTGATATCTCGCTCAACTCGCGGGCGCTCTTCCAGCTCATCAGGGGTGTAGACGCCCAGCAACACATCGGGCGCATGGAGACGAGCCCAGCGCTTCGTGCAGAGGTATGCCAGCTGCTGGCGCGGATCTACTTCCCAGTTAGGCGAGTTGCGTACGCCAGCCTGCGCCATGCTGATAGTCAGCTCGCGAGGCTCGCTTTCGCCTTTGAGCGTTGCCCACACGGTTACGGTCAGGTTGGGTGACTTATCCGTCTTGCCGCTCACTTTCGACCAGTCACCATCCCAGCGGTAATTCAAACGTGTAGCAAGCAGGCTGGATGAAGAGACAACAGCGTTGACAAGCTGAGCCTCATAGCCCAGGGCGCCGTTAACTACGTGTGTTTTCTGCGCCACAGCAAACGGGTTCATGCCCCACTGCGCCGCCTGCATTGTCACTGCCAGGCAGTCAGCAGGCTTGCCGCGCAGGTGCTGGGGGATGGATACAGCGCCTTCTGACATGACCTGCGCGAACTGCTGCAGGCGCATCAGGCCTTCCGGATTGAAGATGGCCGCAGCGGTGCCAACGGTAGCGCCAGCTTGCTCGGTTAAAGTGAGATCGTTGCTCATGCGTACATGTCCTGTTTGCGGGCCCATTCAGGGCGTTTAATGGTTTCAATGCCGCCAACTTCGTCGCTGGTGCGGTACTGGTGATAAGTGTTCAGGTCGCGCCGGTACAGGCGAAAACCTTCGTCTTTGTCGTAAGCGTCCAGCTCAAACACGCGAACCGGATAGCGGCCGCAGTCGATCGACTCGCTTACGGCGATGAAAAAGAAACTGTGCGGCTCGCCGGTGGTTTGCTTTGCGCCTTCGCAGTACATCGCGTCCTGAACGTGATAGCGGAATTCATCGATGTGCCGAGCAAACCGTGACATGTCATTGACCTTTTTCACGTCAGCCATGACAGGGAACTGCTCCAGGCGCTTATCAGGGCGGATGCGGCACAGCTCGCCGGTCTCGCTGTCGATCCAGTAGTGCGATGCCTCGCAATCGCCTTCCTGCTCCAGCAGCCAGCGCGCCGCCGGGTGAGCAAACGCGCTGTCGCGCATCAGCTGCAATTTCCGGCCTTCTTCGGCACTCATTATCGTCATGCCCATTCCGGCAACCTTGTTCAGGAATGCCGCCTCTTCTTCCTTTCCGGCATTGCTACGACGGTTGAACTGCGGCGCCACAATGAAGCGCTTGTCGAATTCTTCCGGCTCCAGCAGCAGGCAGTGCAGGGCGGTTCCCATATCGAGCGCCTGGAGCTTTTCGGTATCGACCGGCGCATTCTTCTGCCATGTCAGCAGCGCCGGGTTAATTGCCACCAGGTCGAGCTGCGACTTACTCACGCCGTCACCGGCGTGGTAAGCCTCGTTTGAGATGTCGCGGTAGATGCCCGGTTTCACGCTGCATCCCTCGCGCCGTCGATTTGATCAGCCATATCCCAGCGCGCCGCGACGCCGGAAAGCTCGCGCAGCAGCGCGCCGATAATTTCCGTGGCTTCAACGTCTTCAAGCACATGAGTGATGATTTCGTTGCGCATGCCGGCCACCTGCCAGGCTTCGCGGATCACCTTATTCAGCGAGCTGTTGCTCAGCGCCACGTCCAGTTCTTCCTGACGCGCTTCCACCTGCTTGCAGATGCAGTAATCGGCGGACATTTGCTCGATGATTTTTTCCATCTTTGCAATCTGTTGAAGGTTCATTGTGAGTACCCCGTTAATCGTTCAAACCCTGCTTTCACCATCTGCTCAAAGTTCATCGTGAAGCCTTCACGCGGCTTATCGACAGAGACGAAACGCCATTCATAACCATTTGCCTGGCGGTAAACCCGGTACGGCCTGCCGTTCACGTCGACCGTTTCCTCAGGCGCGCATTTCTCTTTCAACACTGCGGGCCTCCCTGGTTATGAATGCCCACTCGACCGCCTCGCGCAGCGTTCTGAATTTCCAGCTCATCAGCCCGGAAATCGTCACGCAGTGCCAACCGTTTATGATTCTCCACTGCATTTCCGCACCTCAAATGTTTACCAATTTGGTAATACTTTTGGTTATAGGTAACCCGGAACGCGTCCGGCGATGGGTAATCAGAGAGTTTTTACCGCCTCAATGTTTACCTTTAAGGTAATACTGAACCGGTTTTAAAAGAGAGTCAATAGATAGTGAGAGAAAAAATTACCAAAACGGTAACTATTTTTCTTTGGGCCTGAACGGCTCTTGAGGATTTGGGCTGTGTGTAGTTGTGCTAACGCGGCGTTTTACGCCTGCTTATCGTTCTGGTTCTGAGACATCACGAAATCAATGAACGTGCGGATCTTGTCTTTTTCCTGCTGCGGGAGCGCCGCGTACAGTTTGTGGTCGTAACTGATAAGTCCCGGCGCGTCCGGTGGCAGGATCATCTCATACGCCTGGCGCCCAAACGACTCTGCTATGGATGCCAGGTTATTAACAGAGATGCTGCTCTCGTTTCGCAGCAGGCGGTTAATTGTCGCCTGGCTGACGCCGGAGGCAGCCGCCACCTTCTGCTGAGAAAGCCCGTCGGCGTCCATCCACTTTTTGAGTATGCTCGCGGCCAGCTCGCTGGTGTTCGTCGGGCCAGTATCGCTTTCCTGGTTTTCCAGCATATTAGCCAGCTGGTGATCGACGTCCAGCCAGTGCGATTCCACGCGCGCGGCTTCTTCAATGCGCCGGGCTACTTTATCGCCGATATTCTTCGCGCCGCTCTCCCAGCGAGATACCAGGTTCTGCTGAATCTCCAGCCGTTCGGCCAGGCGAATCTGCTTGCCGTCGAAATAACGCCGCAGAATTTCCTTTAAATTTTCTCGTCGTATCTCATGAATACTTTTCATTTCTATTAAATTATCTCTTTTTTGGATTGTTAACTTATTAAATTAAAAGAGATATTACCAAAAAGGTAAATGCACCAAAAAGGTAATAATGTTTGATTTTTACACCCAAAAGGTAATAATCTTGAGGTAAATAGATACTGTGAGAAAAAAATTTATGGCAATCGAGCAGAAATTTGATTTCAAGAAACACTGGCTGAGCCTGGACCAGGCGGGCCGTGAGGCGTTCGCTCTGGATGCCGGGACGACAGCCGGGTACATTGCTGCGCATTACTGCGGGCGCCGTAAGACGCCGACTAAGGCACGGATGGAAAAGCTTTTTAAGGCGTGCAAGCAGCGCGGTTGGCTGACCAGTAAAAACGACCTGGTGCAGTTCTTCTACAGTTGACAAATCCACCACAGACGCAAAGAGGCTGCCTTATGGCGGCCTTTTTTATACGCCACATACCACAAAGGTAATATTTATCCGTTTATGGTTGATCTTTTTGTGTGCTCAGGCAAAATTACCAAAGATAAATAACAAAGAGGGCGACGAAATGGAGCGTATCACCCAGGCGGAAGCTCTGGATAAAGGTCTTACTCGCTTCTACACCGGCCGGAAATGCATCCACGGCCATTACAGCGAGCGCTACACCATCAGCGGCGAGTGCGTGCAGTGCAACAACGAGCGGGCTAAACGCGCAGCTCAGGCGCGCTCACAGAAGCTTAAAGCCGCCCGAAAGGCACGGGAGGCAGCATGATTCCCGCCGCGTATTACAACGAAATTGATCCGTATGCAGCTCAGTGGCTGCGCAACCTGATAGCCGCGGGCCATATCGCGCCGGGCGAAGTTGACGAAAGGAGCATTGAAGATGTCACACCTGACGACCTGCGAGGATTCACGCAGTGCCATTTCTTCGCCGGTATCGGCGTCTGGTCTCATTCACTCCGCCTCGCCGGATGGCCTGACGATAAACCAGTCTGGACCGGTTCCTGCCCGTGCCAGCCTTTCAGCGCGGCAGGCAAAGGAGATGGGTTTGCTGACGAGCGGCACCTTTGGCCGGCCTTCTTCCACCTCATCAGTGAGTGCAGACCTCAGCACGTCTTTGGCGAGCAGGTTGCAAGCGGTAACGCAAACACATGGTTCGACCTTGTACAAGCTGACCTGGAAGGAATGGGCTACGCCTTCGGGCTTGTGCCGTTTGCGGCAGCGGGCGTCGGTGCGCCGCACATCAGAGAGCGGGCCTACTGGGTGGCCAACTCCGACAGCGGCGTCAGTGGCCGGAGCTGGAGCGACCGGCAGGCAAGGCGGCCTGAACATCCAGACTGCGGTGACGCTGGCGGGATGGGTGACTCCAACGTCACGCGACTGGAAAGACACTTTGGGGATGACGGCGCAGCGGGATGGCAAGGACAGACTGGACCAACTGCCGAGGCAAGCATTCATGACGGGATGGCCAACGCCCACAACGAGCAACACTCGATCGCCATCAGTGGAATCGGCAATGAATATGTATCGACAGGATGGGAGCAAGACCCAGCAGCGTCTGCAGGACTTCGCGGGGATTACCGGGCCCTTGAGGTTAACGGTTTTTGGCGAGATGCGGACTGGCTCTTTTGTCGCGATGGAAAATGGCGTCCAGTTGAACCCGGCACATTCCCGCTGGTTAATGGGACTTCCTCCCGCCTGGTGCGAAAACAGCCCATCGTGGCAGGACTGGCAAGAATGGCTAGCCGCAATAGAAGAGGTCGTCTCAAGGGCTACGGTAACGCCATAAACGCGCAAGCCGCTGCTGAATTTATTCGTGCTTACATGGGGGTAGCAAATGGCGCGCATCCGCACAATTAAGCCAGAGTTCTGGACTGATGAAGATCTGTCAGAGGTGTCAGAGGCAGCCTGTCTGCTGGCTATCGGGCTTCTCAATTACGCCGACGATGAAGGCTATTTCAACGCAAATCCGAAGCTGGTTAAGGCTGCTGTTTTCCCGATACGGGAGCAGTCCGGTAGCATTCCGGTACTGCTACAGGAGCTTTCCAGCGTGGGGTATATCAGCCTTTTTTCTGGTGCCGACGGCAAGATCTACGGGCTTGTGAATAACTTTCTGAAGCATCAGGTCATAAACAAAGCAAAGAAGAGTGTAATCAAAGACTTATGCACGATACCGTATGAGTACGGTAATTGTACGGTACAGCTACCGCCTGGAATGGAAAGGAATGGAAAGGAACAGGGAAAGGAAAACCCCCATATAGCGCGCGAAGAATTTTCAGCTGTGGATAACTTTCAAGGCAAAAACACATCGCCAGAGCCTGACCCCGGCTCCGGAAACTTTGTGATGGATGGCTACGTGCCACCGGGCGGATCCGGGCCGATGGGTAAATTCGCGATATCGCCGGACTGGAAGCCCGATCCCGATTTCAGGAAGCAGGCCGCGATATGGGGCATCCCGCTGACGAAAGAGGTAACCCCACAGGAGCTGGCATCGTTCATCGACTACTGGCAGGCAGAGGGTAAGGCATTCCACCACACCCAGTGGCAGCAGAAGCTGGCGCGCAGTGTGCAGCAGAGCCGGAACCGAGTTAACGGCAGGACCGGTCGAGACGTAAACGCGATACCAGAGCCGGAAGACGAGATCCCTCCCGGATTCAGGGGATGATTTTTTGTTACGTGACATGTTTACCAAAATGGTAATTTTATTTATCTGTATCGCTTGAAATCTATTCGTAAAAGTATCAATATTACCTTTAAGGTAAAGGCTCAAGGAAACCAACATGGGCGTGATTATCGGGATTGACCCCGGCTGTAGCGGGGCGCTGGTGGCAGTAGACGAAACCGGCGAATACGTGGCGCACCTGAACATGCCGACGTTGAAGGTCGGCAGTAAGGCGAGGGTTAACGGCGCGCAGCTGGCGGCCTGGCTTCAGCAGCACGCGATCAGTCATGCGTATCTGGAGCAGGTCGGCGCCATGCCAGGGCAAGGGACGGCCAGCATGTTCACGTTCGGGCATGCAGCAGGTATCGCCGAAGGCATCCTGCAGGGGGCGCACATCCCCTACACGCTTGTGACGCCGCAGGCATGGAAAAAGGCCGCCGGACTCATCGGCAGCGACAAAGACGCGGCGCGGAGCCGGGCGATTCAGCTCTATCCGGCACTCCGCGCGCTGGATGCAAAAGCCAAAGGGCAGGCCATAGCCGACGCGCTGCTGATCGCACGATACGGCTTAATGCTTAAGTCCTGATTTGTCAGATGATTAAAAAATCAATACGGGTGAATTATGCACAGTGAAAACAATGAGTTAGTGAGAGCAGGCCATGAGCTGGCGAAGTGCCTCGACAACGAGCCGCTGCTGGATATCGCGAAGATGATTGTCCGCCTGTCGGATAAGCTCGAAGTGACCACCGCGGCGCTGCGAGAAAAGACGAAGCAGTGCGAGCAGTTGGCGGAGGAGAACGCGGGGCTAAAAGGTGCCATCAGCCAGCACGCTGCTGGATTTACCGTCTGCGAAGCATGCGGAGAGGAAAACGTATCAGGGAATGATGATGTCTGTCGTGCCCTGAATGAAGCTCCTGCCACCGACGCATTCCTGCGCGAAGTGCGGGCTCAAGGGGTTGAAGCGTTTGCCGACAGCAAATATTGCCAGGAGGAAAGCCAGTCTGGCGCTCATGAGTTCGCAGCAGAGCTGCGTCAAGGCGGTGCCGCATGAGTAACAGATTTTACATGCTCTGCCTGCGAGAAACCGTCGGTAACAACGCGTCTTTCCATTGCCATAACGGAAATGGTTACAGCTCCAACATTGATCGCGCCCACGTATACACGCTGGCAGAGGCTCAGAATAGCTGGGAGCTTGGCCGAGAAATAGACCAGCCCGTCTGCGCTGACAGCGTTGATGCTTTGGCAGTGTGGCATGTCGATTGCCAGTACATTCCTACAGAAAACGTTATCAAGGCCGGATGTGAGGCTTACGTTGCGTACAAGAAAGGCTCATGGAATGGAAATGATGTTTACTGGCTTCAGGCTGCTGGCCTGCCTACTGATGATTTCAGTAAGGCCGCCGTCTTTGAAACTGCAAACACCAATGAGCCGGGGATTGTCTGGCTGCCGTTTACGATGGCTGACGCGGTAAAGCGCCGTACATTCAATATCGATCATTTCAATAGGCGCACTATGGTCCAGGCTGCTGGTCTGGTGATGCCTGACTGGCTAAAAAAGCAAAATCGTAGAAAGAAATCACGCAGCGGAAAAGTTCGCTGGAATTGCCCGCATTGCGGAAAAATCAGTTGGCAGTTCAATCCGTATGATTTCGACGGCTGCCGAGACTATTCGTGCGAAGGATGGAGACCGCAATGAACACAGCAAAACTGAAAGCGGCGGCTGAACGCGTTGTTGACGCGTATGGCGATGAATGGTTTGAGGCTGGCCGTCAGATTTGCACGGTTCACAAATCAAAGATATGCCTCATTAGCCTTTCTAGCCCCTCGAATATTTTGGAGCTGATAGCAGCGCTGGAAGCCGCAGAGAAGCGCGTAGCCGAGCTTGAGGCGCGCGCCGTCACTCTGCCCCGGCCAGCGTGCACTTACGCAGACCACAGCTATCCCGCGTATAGCGAGAAACAGGTTATCGACCTGCTGAAATCAGCAGGCATCAATGTTGAGACAGGGGGTGAGTGAGTGGCAACACTTCAGGAATTAATTGATTTAACCCCGGAACAGGCGCGCGCCTGGAAGCGGTTTGAGCGTGCTGTCAGAGATTTCCGCGCCTCTGGCGGCAAATTTTACAGCGTTCTCGACACTATCAGCGGCTATAACGGCGAGCATGTCGCACGTATTGATAACGACGTTGGTTATCACACGCAGAGCGTATTTATGCCCAGCGTAGACGCGCCAGGCTTTACCAGTTTTGCCGACGACTGGCACGGAATAACGCTCAAAAGTGGCGTTGAGGTTGATGAGGCAGGGGGTGAAGCATGAGCGAATTTGTAAAGTCTTTGAGACGCAACCAGCATGGCGTCAAATCGTCGTGCGATACGTGGCGCACGTTCAACGGGCAACTCTACGAGCATTTCACGTCGTGTGACGCAGAGTTGGTTAGTGAAAAGCTGCGCAGTGCTGGGATACGCTGCCGGCGCGTCGGTTGCGAACTTTACGTCCATCAGAACGATATCGAAAAGGCGGTGGTCTTATGAGCGAAATAAGCGAAAAACGAGTAGAGGCACTGGCCTCGAATATTCTCGAATGTCACGACGTAAAACCGAGTGAAGTCAAAGCGCTGGCCGGTCTTGCACTGCTGGCGCTGAGGGAGCGGGCGGAGCCGGTGGCGTGGATGCGGAGCACAAGCTCAACATCGTTCATGTCGAGGTTCACAACAGATGAGAACTATGCAAGTGAGCAGTGGGGTGATGAAGTTGTTGCCCTCTACTCTCTCCCGCCCGCGCAGCCCGTCGCGGTGCCGGTGGAATTTAGCGTCGAGCGGCTGGAAGAGATTGTCAATGTAGATGCGCGCTGCAACCCGGAAGTTCGAGCGCTTGCACGCATCGCGCTTGCTGTTAAACAAGCGCAGCCCGTCGCGGTGCCGGAAGGGATTCATCCTGACACCGCCGACCTGGTGACAAGATTTGCATCCGCCCTGGCCGAAAAACTTCATAAGGCCGAACAGAAGTACGGTTACTCTAACGGATGGATGAGCCCGGACTGGTATAACGAATGCCTGCAATCACTGTGGGAGCACATCGAAAAAGGCGACCCACGAGACGTAGCGGCATATTGCGCTTTTATGTGGCATCACGGTTGGGTAACTACGGACTACGACCGCAATGTCCCGGAAGAATGCCGCGCCGCCATGCTCGCAGCGCCGGCAAAACCATCATCGCTGCGCGAAGGTATTAATGCTCTTCGTGAACTTGGCGGAATCGATGCGGAGAAAATAATTGCAGAGCGGGATGCTCTGAATGAGTGCGAAATACCTGAAGGCTGGAAGCTTGTGCCGATTGAGCCAACGCAGGAGATGTGCGATGCCGTATTGGGCCGCGCCTGCTTCACTTTTAATGGTGATGGAGCGAAAAAAATTTACGAAGCCATGCTCGCCGCGGCGCCGGGCAGGCAACCGCTATCGTTAGAGACCCTTGCTGGCGCGCTACGCAACGCTCCGCTCGCGCCTTCGGATAGTCAGGGGCGCAAGCGCGATAGCTCAGCGCCGGTCATTAGCGGCTGGATACCATGCAGCGAAAGGATGCCTGAAATTGGGAATCGAGTCATTGTGACCATCGAGGGCAAATACGTCCGCTGTGCTTCGTATACGCAATGGGATGGAGCGAAAACGGAAAGAGGTAGAGCTCCAAGATTTGAAGACTTAAGGGGCATTGTGTATGGCGTCACCCACTGGATGCCGCTACCGGCAGCGCCGGGAAAGGAGGGGTGATGGATAAGAGCAGAGAGCAGTTTGAAGCTTGGTTTCACGATAGATACGACAGCATTTCTATGAAGCCGGTTGAAAGGGTGCTTTTGTCAGCTAATCAGTGGGCGTCATGGCAGGCATCCCGCGCGGCGGTGAGGATTGAGTTACCAGATTTAGCGGTTGATAAAGACTCCCGCCTTGCTGCGGAGATATGGCCTGAACAGGGATTTAACCTTGCAATTATATGGGTGAGGCGAGCGCTAAAGGCCGCCGGTCTCAAGGTTAAGGGGGAGTGATGGAAGCGTTTAAAAATTTCAGCATCGCTGACTGGTTTCTTCTCGCAACAATCATGCTTTCGTGGTTATACGTGATCACGAAAGTGTTTCGCACCATTGGCTGTACGATGCTTCGCCGGCGCTGGAGGTGGTGGAAACGGAAGGATGAAAAAGCGCTGGCAATGGACTCATTCTATGAAGCTTTCAGGCTCGATAAGCTTGAGCCAGGCGAGACGCTGACCGCTAAAACGGAAAGCGGACTGGTAATCCAGGCTCACAGGCCAAAGGTGGTTAAAGATGCCTAAATCCGCAGCAGAGCGCAAAGCAGCGCAGCGCGCCCGCCAGGCTGCCGCTGGTGGCCGCAAACTTGAGCTGGTGCTCGACCAGCAGGAACTGGATATGGTGGCGCGTAACTGCGCCGCCCGCCGCCCCGGCAAAGAGGCGTACGAGCTCAACGAGTACATCGCGATGCTGATACGCCAGGATGACGCCCGATTGCAGGAGCAAATCGCCGAGCTCGGCGCCCGCCAGTGCGGTAAATGCGGCGACGCGCTGCCGGTCGACAGCTGCCCGTGTCAGGGGGATTCGCAGTGCTGGGTTACCGGCGGGTGGCATGAGATTAAATTAGCGTTGTGACATGTCACGAAGTGCAATCCGCAAACGAATTAACCGCCTCTACGGCGGTTTCTTTTTGTGTGATAGTATTACCAAAATGGTAATAGTTTTGAGGTTATAGCCATGGCCGAAGGCGCGGGAAAGCGAAAATCCACCAAATTTAAACCGTTAACGGATATGCAGGAGCGTTACTGCCAGGAATACGTGAAGACACCGGACGCTCAGGGCCAGGCCGCAAAGCGCGCCGGGTTTTCGTCGTATGACAACGCCGCAATGCGCATGATGAAAGACGACCGTATTCGCGACCGCATCGCCGAGCTGATGGAAGAGCGCAACAAGCGCCTGCGCGTCAGCGCTGATTACGTGCTGATTCGCCTGGTGGAAATCGACCAGATGGACGTGCTGGATATCCTGAATGACGACGGCAGCCTCAAGCCGATCCGCGACTGGCCGAAGGTATGGCGGACCTCGCTCAGCGCGATGGATATCAACCGGCTCCGCATGGCAGGCAAGGATGGAGAGGACGATATCGAGTCCACCCTGCAGAAAGTGAAGTGGCCAGACAAGGTGAAGAACCTCGAACTCATCGGCAAGCACGTTGACGTCAACGCGTTCAAAGAGGTTCATGAGCACAACGTGAACCTGTCACTGGCTGACCAGATGGCTAAAGCCCGCCAGCGCGCCGCGAACAGCGGGAAAGGCACGAAGAAGGTGAAAGGCGATGAGTGATGCTGTCGATATCCAGTCGCAGCTGGTGGAAGATATCGCCAGCTTCACGCACGATCCGCTAGGGTATGCGCTCTACGCGTTTCCGTGGGGCGAGACCGGCTCCGAGCTGGAAGATTCAGAGGGGCCGCGCGACTGGCAGGCGGAAGCGTTCGACGAAATAGGGCAGCACCTATCCGACCCGGCGACGAGGTTCGAGCCGCTCATGATTGCCCGCGCGTCCGGCCACGGTATCGGCAAATCTGCTTTCATCTCAATGCTGATCAAGTGGGGCATGGACACCTGCGAAGACTGTAAAATCGTGGTGACGGCCAACACCGAGAATCAGCTGCGCACGAAGACCTGGCCGGAAATAGCAAAGTGGCAGCGCCTCAGCATCACCCGCGACTGGTTCACCGCCACCGCCACCGCGATTTACTCCAATGACCCGAGCCACACCAAAGCCTGGCGCGCCGACGCTATCCCGTGGAGCGAGAACAACACCGAGGCTTTCGCGGGCCTGCACAACAAGGGCAAGCGCATCATCCTGGTATTCGATGAAGCGTCCAATATCGCGGATCTGGTGTGGGAGGTGGCCGAGGGTGCGCTGACGGACGAAGACACCGAAATTATCTGGGTGGCGTTCGGTAACCCGACGCGAAACACCGGGCGATTCCGCGAATGTTTCCGCAAATACCGGCACCGCTGGAAGTGCAAGCAGATCGACTCCCGCACCGTCGAAGGCACCAACAAATCTCAGATCGAGAAGTGGGCCGCCGACTACGGCGAAGACAGTGACTTTTTCAAAGTGCGCGTGCGTGGCATCTTCCCGGACGCGTCAGAAACACAGTTCATCCCGACCGGCATGACCGAAGAGGCGCTGACTCGCATCGTCACCGAGGCGCAGGTGGCACACGCGCCGGTTATTATCGGTGTCGACCCGGCATACTCCGGCGCTGACGACGCGGTTATCTATCTTCGACAGGGGCTGCACAGCAAACTGCTCTGGCGCGGCAGCAAGACCACCGACGACCTGATTATGGCGAAGCGTATCGCCGACTATGAGGACCAGTATCGCGCCGACGCCGTGTTTATCGACTTTGGCTACGGCACCGGCCTTAAATCCATTGGCGACGGCTGGGGGCGTGCGTGGACGCTGATCCCGTTCGGCGGCAAGTCGACTGATCCGCAGATGCTGAATAAGCGCGGCGAGATGTACAACAACGTGAAAACCTGGCTCAAGCTGGGCGGCACGCTGGATGAGCGCGAAACGGCGGAGGATTTGTCGGCGGTAGAGTACAAGGTGCGCGTCGACGGCAAAATAGTGCTGGAGCCCAAAGAAGATATCAAAGACCGCCTGGGGCGCTCGCCCGGCTGCGGCGATGCTCTGGCGCTGACGTTCGCATTCCCCGTATCAAAGCGGATGAACCTGCCAGGGCAGCAGCAGGGTCGCACGATCAGCGACTATGACCCATATGCATAAAAAAATGCCCGCACGGGGCGGGCTAACTGGAAGCAATGAGGGTTGGCTTGTTACAGCGGGAAACCATCGCGATGGCGTCCTGGTGTAAAAAGGGCGGTGGTCAGTAAGGACTATCACAACTGCCACCGCCAACGACTACACACAGCTTGCTACGGGATATCACGGTCCTGAGGCGTGATTGGGTTGTGGTGGCGGGGTGCCACCGGCTCCCATCAGTTTTTAAAGCCACTCAGATATCGTCTGGGCTGTGCCGGTTACGCGTCCGGCGTCTTTCGACCGCTATTTAGGTGGTATCGGGTGATGAGTCCGACATTAATGGCCGAATGTACCTGGCAACGTATGGTTAGGTGCCGGGCACTTCCCCCGGCTGGGTATCTGCTCAAAACGTTAGCGATACCGACCAACGACTGTAGCGGCGTCCGGATTCGAACCGGATAGCGGGTAGGGAGCCCGCCAAACACCTGATCGCCACAACATTGAGAGCACTACCCAGCACCACATCGTTATTCCTGGAAGGTCAACATTTAATGCTCTCATCGTTGCATCCTCGTCTCTTCCGAGGTGTCACACCGTATCGCCAGGATGGTGATTCCCCTGTCCGTGCAGATGGCTTGCACATTCCGGCTACCCGCTACGGCGCAAAATCAAGGACCGCCCGGACCGCTGCGACGCATGTGCCATACGCCGTAATAAAACACCGCTAACCGTTACATACAAACCTCCGACTCCGGGTTGTACATGGCAATGATATTTACCAAAAAGGTAATAATTAACGCGCTTAATGTCAATACACTACAGCAAATAATTCTTATGTGGTTAAATTGGTAATAATTTAACTGGCATTCCGAGGTAGTGAAAATGTGCATGGGCAGCTCTCCGTCAGTACCCAAAGCAGCGCCGGTCGTGCAGGCACCGCAGGAGCAGGATCAGGCAGTGATTGACGCGCGCGACGAAGAAACCCGCCGCCGCCGCGCCGCCGCCGGTCGCAGCTCAACCATGCTGACTGGCGCGCAGGGCGATACCTCTGCCGCGTCTACCAGCGGCAAAACGCTGCTCGGTCAATAACGGAGCGCTGGTCGATGCCAATGACGAACGAAACCCTGAAAGAGCAACTGACGAAGCAGCTGGCGCAGCTGGAGCAGGAGCGCGAGACTTTCGAACCTCACTGGCGCGAACTGAGCGATTTCATTATCCCGCGCGGCTCCCGCTTCCTGACAAGCGAAGCTAACCGCGGCGATCGCCGCAATAACAAGATTGTCGACCCTACCGCAACGATGGCAAACCGCACGCTGTCGAGCGGCATGATGTCGGGCATCACAAGCCCGGCCCGCCCGTGGTTCAAGCTGGCGACACCTGATCCCGAAATGATGGATTACGGCCCGGTCAAGCTGTGGCTGGAGACTGTGCAGAACCGCATGAACGACATGTTCAATAAGTCGAACCTGTACCAGTCATTGCCGATCATTTACTCAAGCCTGGGAACATTCGGCACCGGCGCGCTCGCCGTGCTTGAAGATGACGAAGACGTTATTCGCACGATGCCGTTCCCGGTCGGCAGTTACTACATTGCGAACAGCCCGCGCCTCAGCGTCGATACCTGCTTCCGTAAATTCTCCATGACCGTGCGCCAGCTGGTGCGCGAGTTCGGGCTGAATAGCGTCAGCAGCAGTACTAAAAGCTTGTTTGAGAACGGCAGCTATGAAAAGTGGGTGGATGTGGTGCATGCCGTCTACCCGAATATGAACCGCGAAACGGGCAAGATGAATGCCAAAAACAAGGCGTTCCGCTCTGTCTATTTTGAAGTTGGCGGCGATAACGACAAAGTTCTGCGTGAATCGGGCTATGACGAATTCCCCATCATGGCGCCGCGCTGGGAAGTCAACGGCGAGGATGTTTACGGCGCCTCCTGTCCGGGCATGATTGCGCTCGGCCAGGTTAAAGCGTTGCAGCTCGAACAGCGCCGCAAGGCGCAGCAGATCGACAAGCAGACTAACCCGCCGATGATTGGCCCGACATCTCTGAAAACGCAGCGTGTCTCCCTTCTTCCGGGCGATATCACCTATGTCGACCAGGTGACGGGTGCCGAAGGTCTGCGCCCGGCTTACGTGGTTAACCCGAACCTGGGCGATCTGCTGGGCGACATTCAGGACACGCGCCAGCTCATCAACAGCGCCTATTTCGTCGATCTCTTCATGATGCTCCAGAACGTCAATACCCGCTCTATGCCGGTTGAAGCCGTTATCGAGATGAAAGAAGAGAAGCTGCTGATGCTCGGGCCGGTGCTCGAACGCCTCAACGACGAGTTTCTCGACCCGCTCATCGATCGCGCTTTCTCCATGATGGCGCGCAAAAACATGCTGCCGGAGCCGCCGGAAGAAATGCAGGGTATGCCGCTGCGTATCGAATATATCTCCGTGATGGCGCAGGCGCAGAAAGCGATCGGGCTCAGCAGCCTTGAGCGTTTCGTTGGTTTCGTCGGCAACCTTGCGAACGCCAAACAGGAAGCGCTGGACAAGCTCGATGTCGACCAGGCCATCGACAACTACGCCGTCATGTCTGGCGTATCACCGACTGTTGTTGTGCCGCAAGAGCAGGCGCAGCAAACCCGCAGCGACCGTGCTCAGCAGCAACAGCAGGCAATGGCCCTGCAAACCGGCTTGGCTGCCGCGCAGGTCGCTAAAACCCTCAGCGAAGCCAAAACCGCCGATCCGAATCTTCTCACGGCTCTGGCCGGTGCCGCCGGAGGCCAGCCGCAATGACTGATATCTACGACGAAGACCAGCCGACAGCCGAACAAATTGCCCAGCAGAAACGCCTTGAGGAACGAGACGCCGCTGATATCCGTGCCGTGATGGGCACAGAGGCCGGCCGCCGTGTCATCTGGCGCGTGCTCTCGCAGGGCAAGACCTTTGCCACGACCTTTGCTGGCGATCCGCACGTAACTGCATTTAACGAAGGGCAGAGAAACATGGCGCTGGCGCTATTTCAGCGCGTCATGACCAGCTGCCCGGATCTGTATCTGACGATGGCCGATGAGGCCGCCAAACAGGAGTAACCATGAATCTGTTTCAACGTCTCTTATTTCGCCGCCTTTGCAATGAGCAGCCTGCCGACGGCGGCGCTGGCGGCGGTGGCGCACCATCTGATGCCGCTGGCGCAACTGCAACCGATCAGAGTCAGGGCAATGCAGACCAGCAGCCTGGCGCGCAGGCAGAAGGCCAGTCTCAGGATCCGGCAGAACAGAAAACCGATGACGGCGCAGAGCAGCCGAAAAAGGACGAAGAGAAGCCGGGCGAAAAGAAAGACGAAACCAAAAAGCCCGAAGGCGCGCCGGAGAAATATGAGCTGACTGCGGGCGATGGCGTCGAGCTGGATGCCGCGGCAGTGAAAGAGTTTGAGCCGATCGCGCGTGAGCTGAACCTCAGCAACGAGCAGGCGCAGAAGCTGGTGGACGTTTATGCCTCAAAAATCCTGCCGCTGGTTAATCAGCAGCAGCTCGCTGCATGGCAGAAGCAGGGCGAAGAGTGGCAGGCGGCCATCAAGGCCGACAAAGAAATCGGCGGCGACAAGCTGACGTCCAGCATCAGCGCTGCGCAGCGCGCGATCGATCAGTTCGGAACTCCCGAGCTGAAAGAATACCTGGAAGCGTCCGGGCTCGGGAATAACCCCGCGCTGGTGCGTTTCTGCGTACAGGTCGGTAAAGCCATGTCGGAAGACAACATGGTGACCGGCGGAAATCAAGGCCAGCGTAGTGCGGCCGAAGTGCTCTATGGCAACTAAGAGGAAATAAACCATGGCTGTTAAAGGCTTAAATGCGCTGACGCTGGCGGACTGGGGTAAGCGCGTAGATAACGGCGGGAAGACCGATAAAATTATCGAGCTTCTCTCCCAGAGCAACCCCATCCTGGAAGATATGCCGTTCGTAGAGAGTAACTCTCCGACCGGTCACCGCACCACTATTCGCACCGGTTTGCCGGATGCCTACTGGCGCATGATCAACTCCGGTGTGCCGAAGGGTAAATCCACTACGGTTCAGATCACCGATACCATGGGGATGCTCGAAACCTACGCCGAAATCGACAAGTCTCTGGCCGATCTGAACGGTAACACCGCTGAATTCCGTTTGTCGGAAGACCGCGCATTCCTGGAAGGCATGAACCAGCGAATGGCGCAGACGCTTTTCTATGGCGACACCAGCGTTAACCCGCAGCAGTTCATGGGTCTGGCGCCGCGTTATTCCAGCAAATCCGCAGGAAACGGTCAGAACATTATCGATGCTGGCGGCACCGGCACCGACAACACCTCTATCTGGCTGGTGGTGTGGGGCGAAAACACCGTTCATGGCATCTTCCCGAAAGGTCAGAAAGCCGGCTTGCAGATGGAAAACAAAGGTCAGCAGACGCTGCTTGATGCCAACGGCAACCCGTATGAAGGCTATCGCACCCATTACAAATGGGATGCTGGCCTGACGCTGCGTGACTGGCGCTACGTTGTTCGCATCGCAAACATCGACGTAAGCGACCTGTCCGTGCCTGGTTCTGCAGCCAATATCGTCAGCCTGATGATCCGCGCGCTGCACCGCATTCCGAACCGTGGCATGGGTAAACCTGTGTTCTACATGAACCGCACCGTTGCCCAGGCTCTCGATACTCAGTCTCTGGATAAAGCCTCTCTGGCTCTGACCGTCAAAGAGACCGAAGGCGAGTGGTGGACCGCTTTCCGCGGCGTGCCGATTCGTGAAACCGACGCGATTCTGGAAACCGAATCCCGCGTTGTTTAACGCCTGTCATTAACCGGCGGGCCGCGCGCCCGCCAGAAGGAGATAAAGAGATGATCCTCGACAAACTGTTGATGTTCTCCGAAGCGCAGGCGGTTACCGCGTCGGCAGCTTCCACTGATGTTATCGACCTCGGCCCGATTGACGGCACCCGCCGCGATATCGGCGTCGGTGAGCCGCTGGAGTGGTTCGTTAACGTTAACACCACGGCGACCGCAGCAGGCGCTGCCACGGTCAACGCCAACCTGCAAACCAGCACGGATAACTCCACCTGGACGACCATCGCGAGCTCTGGCGATCTGGCGCTTTCCGCCTTGATCGCTGGCAAGCGCATCGTTTCGCAGAAGGTGCCGCAGGGCGTGCAGCGTTACCTGCGCGTTAACTACACCGTGGGGACCGGGCCGCTTACCGCTGGCGCGTTCACCTCCGGCATCAACCTCGACGTAGACGGTAACAACACCTACTACGCCACCCGCTCACGAATCACTGGTTAAGGGTTAGAAGATGGCACAGGAAAAAGCGAAGTACCGCATTCTGCGTCTGTCCTTTATCGGCAATCAGCTGCTGGATGAAGGCGCGGAAATTGAATATGACGGCGAGCCGGGCAGCGCACTGGAGCCGCTCAACGACGCGGCGAAATCTGCGAAGAAAAAAGCTGAGCAGAAGGCCGAACAGAAACGCGGTAAATCCACCGCTGCTGACGGCCCGGCGCCGGTCGCCAGTGTTCTGAACCCTGTTGTGCAGAACCCGGAAGGCCCGGGCGAAGGTGGTGAAGGCGAAGGCGACGATGGTGAAGTTGGTGATGGCACTGGTGCTATCAGTGATGATCTCGCCGCGCTGCGCAAGCAATACGAAGATCTGTTCAACGAGAAGCCCGGCAATATGAAGGCTGAGACGTTGCAGGATCGCATTGCTAAAAAACGCGCCGAGTTGGGCCTTTAAGCCCCAGTAAAAACAAGGGGCTTCGGCCCCTTTATTGCAGGAGTGGGTTATGGATCTGGTAAATCTCAAAAACGGCACCGACACCTATCAGGACGAAAGCGGCGAAACCAAAACCCGCGACGACTATCCCTGGGGGCTGCGCCTCAATCTTGATAACGAAACCCTGAAAAAGCTTGGCGTAAGCATGCCTGCCGTCGGCTCGGAAGTGATGATTACCGCGCGTGCGGTCGTTAAGGGCACGTCTGTGCGCGATGACGGCGATGAAAAGTATCAGAACGCCGACGTGCAGATCACTGATATGGCAATCGCATCGGCGCAGGCTGAGCAGCAGAAATCAGCCGCCGACACTCTTTACGGCGGGGATGAATAATGGCTTCGGCGGTCGAAATCTGCAACCTGGCTCTGAGCAATATCGGTAGCCGCAGCATCAACAGCCTCGATGAAAAAAGCAAAGAGGCCGACAAGTGCAACCTTCATTTCGAATCGTGCCGCGATGCTGTCCTGGCAGATGCCGAGTGGAATTTTGCCACCAAGCGCGTGGCGCTGGCCGACACTGGCAGCGCGCCGCCTGACTGGTCATATGCTTATGCATACCCCACTGACTGCCTGCGCATCATCGAAATAATGCTTCCGGGTGTGCGCTATCCGACGTCTGCGATGCGCATCAACTACGAGACGGGAGTCAACGATGCGGGCACCGGCAAACTTATCTATACCGACCAGCGGGAAGCGCGGCTGAAGTACGTTTCGCGCATTACCGATGTCAATATGTTCGATCCGTTGTTCCAGGATGCTCTGGCCTGGCGGCTGGCGGCGGCTATCAATATGCCGTTGACTGGCGATGCCAATCTGACGCGGTTTTGCCTTCAGATGTACCAGAGCGTCATCCTGAGCGCCGGATCTCACAGCATGAACGAGAGCCAGGAACCGCAGGAGCCGGATAGCGAATTCACGACAGCGAGGTTGTCATAATGCCTATCAGCTGGATTCAGCCGAGTTTTGCCGGGGGTGAAATTGCTCCGTCACTTTACGGCCGCATTGATATGGCTAAGTACCAGGTCGCGCTGCGCCGCTGCAGCAATTTTATCGTGCGGCAGTATGGCGGGGTAGAGAACCGGCCAGGCACGCAGTTTATCGCGGCAACGAAATACGCCAATAAAAAATGCCGACTGATCCCGTTCCAGTTCTCCACGGTGCAAACTTATGCGCTGGAGTTCGGCGACAAATACATGCGCGTTTTCAAAGATGGCGGGCAGGTGCTCAGCACGTCGGGCGCTGTTTACGAGATTGCCACGCCCTACGCCGAAGCTGATTTGTTCAGGCTCAAGTTTACTCAGTCAGCTGACGTACTGACGATCGCGCATCCGAAATACCCGCCAATGGAGCTGCGTCGATATGCGCATGATAACTGGCAGATAGCCGCCGTTCAGACGAAAAATGGCCCGTTCGAAGATATCAACGTCAACGAGTCCATTAAGGTTTATGCGAGCGGATCCACGGGCAACATCACTCTCACTGCCAACTCAGCAATATTTGGGGCAGAGCAGGCAGGTAAGCTCTTTTATCTTGAGCAGACGGCGGTTGACTCGGTGCCGGTATGGGAAACCAGCAAGACCACTGTGGTGAACGATATCCGCCGCGCCGGGAGCAATTACTATCGCGCGAACACTGCGGGCAAAACTGGCACGCTGCGACCTTCACACACAGAGGGCATGTCGTGGGATGGATGGGGCGGCACCGGCACGGATGCGACCGGCGTTCAGTGGGAGTACCTACATTCAGGATTTGGCATAGCGCGCATAAACTCGGTATCCAGTGACGGGTTAAGCGCTAACGCCACGGTGATCTCTTACATCCCGAACCAAGTTCTCGGTGCTGCAAATTCGAGTTTTAAGTGGGCTCGCTACGCCTGGAATGACGTAAATGGCTATCCTGGGACTGTCGTCTATTATCAGCAGCGCCTTTTCTTCGCGGCGAGCAGTGCGTACCCGCAAACGATATGGGCCAGCCGTACCGGCGATTACAAAGACTTCGGCAAAAATAACCCTGTACAGGATGATGACCGCATTATCTATACCTATGCTGGCCGGCAGGTGAATGAGATCCGCCACCTGATAGACGTCGGTTCACTGGTGGCGCTGACGTCCGGCGGCGAGTACATCATCACTGGTGACCAGAATAAAACGCTGACACCGAGCGCCTTCGCGTTTTCATCTCAGGGCTCGAATGGATGCAGTAACTTGCCGCCGATAGCCGTCGCCAACATCGCGCTATTCGTGCAGGAGAAGGGCAGCGCCGTGCGCGATCTGGCCTATTCATTCGACGTTGACGGGTATCAGGGTAACGACCTCACCATTCTCGCCAACCATCTGTTTCAGAAACACAGCATTGTCGACTGGTCATTCAGCACGGTGCCTTATTCCGCCGCGTGGTGCTGCCGTGAAGACGGCATGCTGCTTGCCCTGACCTATCTGAAAGATCAGCAGGTATTTGCCTGGGCGTCACAGCCTACTGACGGATATTTCGAATCGACCTGCTCAATCAGTGAAAGCCAGGAGGACGCCGTTTATTTCGTTGTGCGCCGCGTTATTAACGGACAGACGGTGCGATACGTGGAACGCCTCGCGAGCCGCCTCTTTACCCTCACAGAAGACGCGTTTTTCGTCGATTGCGGACTGAGCTATGACGGACGAAATACCTCGTCAGCTACGGTAAAAATCACCGGCGGAAGTGGCTCATGGGATTACGAGCAGTTGTATACCCTCACAATGACTGGTGGCAGCGGCTTTACTGCGTCAGATATCGGCGCACAGATCCAGATCCCCTACGTTGGACAAGACGCCGACGGCAATCCGCAGAACATGGAATTGCGCTGCAATATCATTGAGCTCGCATCCTCAAGCGCCGTAAAAATCATGGCAAGCCGTAACATCCCCACTGAGCTGCAAGGGGTAGCAGTAAAAAACTGGCAGATGGCCCGACAGACATTCGCCGGGCTGAACCATCTGGAAGGGAAAACGGTAAGCATTCTCTCTGATGCGAACGTTGAGCCTCAAAAGGTCGTAACTGGTGGCACAGTTACCCTCGAATCTCCCGGCGCGGTAGTGCATATCGGGCTTCCTTACACCTCCCAACTTGAAACGCTGGACGTCAATATCAACGGTCAGGAAACGCTACTCGATAAAAAACAGCTCATCACCTCAGTTTCTCTGGTTGTAAACGCCAGTCGCGGGATATGGGCAAGTACGCCCGGCGGTGACTGGTACGAATATCCTCAGCGTGAATTTGAGTTCTACGATGATCCGGTTGATGACGCTACCGGCAAGGTGACGCTGAAAGTAGACAGCACGTGGGGGCTAAACGGGCGAATTATCGTGCGTCAGCAGGACCCTCTGCCGCTTTCTGTTCTGGCTCTAATTCCTGTTTTGACAGTAGGAGGCCGCAATGCTTGATGTCCGCGTGGTTCCCGCTGAGAAGCGCCATATTGAGGAAATGCTGCCCAATGTCCGACAGGCTGACATTGACGAGTTTCTCGCGATATCCGGCCAGACGCCGCGTGAGGTAATGGAGCACGGTCTGCGCATATCAACATTCTGCTGCGCCGGAATGGTCAACGGGAGAGTAGTGACGCTCTTCGGCGTAGCGCCTGCCTCTATTCTGAGCGGTCGCGGCATTCCGTGGCTGGTTGCCACTGACGATCTGCAGAAATACCAGCGCCCGTTCCTGCGTCGCTGCCGCCACGTAGTCAATGCAATGCTGATGCCTTATCCGTATCTTGAAAACTATGTTGACGAGCGGAATCACGTGGCGAAAGCGTGGTTGAAATGGCTCGGCTTTCATCTTGAAGATCCGGCGCCCTACGGCAAAGAGCGGCGACCATTCCATCGCTTTTACATGGAGAAAAAATAATGTGTAACCCGGCCATCGCTATGGTTGCTGTCACCGTTGCATCGGCGGCGTACAGCGCGTACAGCCAGAACCAGCAGGCAAAGTACGCCTCTAAGGTAGCAGATCAGAATGCTGACGCAGCCGAGAAGCAGGCAAATGAGGCTATCAACAGCGGCAACGCCCAGGCGGATGAAATCCGGCGCAGAAACCGTATTGCTCGCGGTAATCAGGCTGCAACTCTGGCAGCGAGCGGCGCGGATTTAGGCAGCGGCAGCGCTCTCGACATGTTCGGCGATACTGCTCAATTCGGGGAGCTTGACGCACTTACGACGGTAAACAACGCCACCAGGCAGGCATACGGCATGCAGACGGAGGCGGAGAATTACAAGTCACAAGCCAGCGCCAGCCGGAGCCAGGGGAACATGGGGGCGTTCTCAACGCTGCTGACTACGCCGCTTAATGCCTATGGCGCTTATAAGATGGGCGGCGGCACGTGGAGCCCGTTCACCCAAAGCAAGGCCGCGCCGATTAGCGCCGCCGTCGGCACACCTACCGGGCGTTAAGGAGAGCATTATGCCAGTCGTACCAACCGTAACCGGTCGTCAGGTTGAAAGCCGCGGGTATTCCTCTCCTGGTTTGCAGGCAGTACCGCAGCCAAACGTTGGCGACGTGATTGCCGACGCCTCGCAGAAATACGCTGGTGCCTACGCGGAGGCGCGGCAGCGCGCTAACGTAGCTATGACGCAGGACGCGAGCCTGCAACTGGATGCCGTAGGCAATGATCTGCTTAATAACCCTGACAGCGGATTTATGAATCTCCAGGGCAAGAATGCGATCGGCAAAAGCCAGGAGTACACCCAGCAGTTTGACCAGCAGGTTGAGCAAATTGCCGCCCGTCTGCCGGACGAGCAGGCGCGCAATGCTTTCTTGCAGCAGGCCCAGCAGCAGCGGATGAGCTTCACCACTCAGGCCGGACGGCACGAGGTGGGGCAGGTGCGGCAGTATGAGGCTGGCATGCAGGAAGCCACCCTTAAAACGCTCACCAAGCAATTCACTAACCCCGAGATGGCTCAGGTTGCGGGCGAAACGGCTTATCAGAGCATCATGGCGTACGGAAAGGCCCACGGTCAGAGCGATGAAGAGATAGAGCAGAACTGGATTTCGTGGCGTGAAAATGCGGCTAAAGGTGCATCCGAGGCCTGGTATGTGCCGATGTATCAGCAAATGCTGGGGCCCGGCGGGAAGATTCAGGTGACAGACACCCCGACGGAAGCGCAACTTTTTTCCGCGATGATATGGAATGAAAGCGGCGGCAATCAGTACAGCAAAGACGGCGCGCCGCTGGTTTCCCAGAAAGGCGCGGTAGGCGTGGCGCAAGTGATGGAGGATACCGGGCCGGAGGCTGCCCGACTGGCGGGGGTGCCGTGGGATCGTGAAAAATGGCTGAATGACCCGCGCTATAACGCAAAACTTGGGCAGGCTTATTTCGGTGCCCAGATGAAAAAATATGGAAATAACCCAGTCCTGGCGGTGGCAGCATATAACGCCGGACCCGGCGCAGTTGATGGCTGGATTGAGAAAATCGGTGATCCGCGTACAGGTGCCGTAAGCAATGAGCAGTTTGCCGCAGCGATCCCCTACGAAGAAACCCGTAATTACGTGGCGAAAGTGACGGGCAGCGCGGCGGCCATCCCCGGCGATGCGACGATGGAGAACCTGATTTCTCAGCCGTGGTGGAATGCCATGAGCCCGGCCAGCAAATCTCAGATGATGAGCAAAGTAGCGGGCCTCTATGACATGCAGGCGTCTGCCGGTCGCGTGGCGCTGCAAAGCCGGATGCAGGATGATCTGGCTCGCCTTGAAGCTGGCCAGCCGGTTCAGCCTGTCAGCGCGCGTGAGTGGGCAGCAGTGATGCCGCTGCAGGCCGCCCCAGCAGAACGCATGCAGATGGAGAAAACCTACCAACAATATCAGCAGGCCATGACCCTGCAGCCCGTTTACCAGTCCATTACGCAGGGTAACGTGCAGCAGGCGACGGCGGCGGTACAGGCGCTTCGACCGCAAGATAATGATGCTGATTTCAAATATAAGCAGGAACTGTACGCAACAGCACAGTCAAAACTGAACCAGGTATTGAAGGCTCGCGAGTCTGATCCGGGAACCTGGCTGCAACAATATTCCCCGGTCGTGCAGAGCGCGTTTTCTGAATACCAGAATAACCAGGCATCAGGTGAATATCTGGTTTCTCGAATTCAGGCAGAGAAAGACCGTTTGGGCATCCGGAGCAAAAAGGTTCTTCCGGACACGATGGTTAACAGCCTGCTTGAACGCATTGATAATTCTCAGGAATCAAGCGTCACTGCGATCCAGTCTGTGGCGCAGTCGTTCGGGAAATACTCCGATCAGGTGATGCAGCAGGTGCAGAAAAATGCCTTCCCGGCGCTACAGGTTGTGATGGCAACTGAAAACCCGCGTGCGGCAAACGCGCTGTGGCAGAACCGCGGCGTTAAAACGGCTGACCTGCGGGGAAGCTTCGAGAAGCCTGATGCTGATAAAGCTGATTCATCGTGGAACGATCAGGCCAAAGACTTTGCCAGCACGATGGTTGTTCAGCCGGGCGGCACTGCCGTGTGGAATAACTTCAACGAGCAGGGGAAGCGCCTGACCTATATCAATATGCAGCGCGGCATGTCGGCCTCTGACGCGGCAAAACAGGCATACCAAGACATTCTGGGTGAGCAATACCAGACAAGTGGAACGTGGCGCCTGCCAAACCGAACCGGGCTTGATCTGCGCGACGTAACCGACGGCGCAAATGCCTACCTTGAAAATCTGTCATCCGAGCAGATTATGCCGCTGATTGGCGACCCGCGGCTGCCAGAATCGGTCAACAAAGAGCAAAGCCTTTCTCGCATCAAAGAAAGCGCGCAGTGGGTGACTAACAGCAATGAAAGCGGGCTAACTCTGATGATGAATGGCCTGCTGGTGAACGGTGCCGACGGCAACCCGATCACCGTTCCATTCAGCGACCTGGCGAAACTCGGAACAGGAACCCGATCGACGTGGAACAAACTGACCAAATTCATCGACACGCCAGTGAAATATACGCCTGGTCAGTCGAAAAATTACAGCGTAGAGAGCCAGCGCGAAAACATTCTCGACATCCTCCAGAACGGCCAGCAGTCAGGACGATAACATGCCAATTTTTACAGAAGATCCGGGCACAGGCATTAACCAGCCCATCAGTAACGCGCCTGCCGGTCTGGGCGAATCGCTGCTCTCATCCTTGCAGCAGGGATTTGAAGAAGGCCCGGTCATGTCGGGTGTTCGGTTCTCTTCCGCTGACAGGCTGGCAAACGATCCAAACTCTGCAATCGTCAGCAAGCAGGAGGCTGACGAGCGGCTCAAGCAGTATGGTGTCAAAAGCATCAACGTACCGGATAGCGGTGTAACAAAAGCGTTTCTCGATCACGTGGTGGAAGAGCGCCAGAACTCGCTGGCTCGTCAGCAGATCGCCATGTCTGCGCCGAGTGGCTGGGCGGCGACGCCGCTTAATTTCGCGGCCAGTCTGGCCGGCTCGATGGCAGACCCCGGAAACGTGGCGCTGGCGCTGGTTCCTTTCGCTGGCGAGGCGAAGGCGGCATCTGTCGCGGGGCGGTTTGGGGAACGTCTGTTTGCCGGTGCGCGCATGGGCGCAGCTCAGGCCGTGGCGACAGTGCCGTTAACTGCCCAGGCGGCCGCCGCCGGCGGGGATGACTTTACCTACGGAAACGCTCTGGAAAGTACCTTTTTCAACACGATGGCGGGCGGTTTGATGCATGCAGGCGGCGGTCTTATCGCCGACCTGGTGCGTGCGCGGAGCCCTTCAGGAGCAGGAAATGATCCCGCCGCGCCGCTGGCGCAGGCAGATATTCAACCAGAAGCTCAGCCAACTCCGGTCATAACGCCGGACAACATCCCGTCTGGTGTAAATATCCCTGAGCGTGGCACAAATGCTGATTTGGCTGCCGCCATTTCCAGCGATGCTGATAGTTATGCGTACAGCCGGGCTTATGATGACGTTGTGCCTGAATACATGGCGCGCCAGCAGGATCTGCAATCACGACAGATTGATAATGTTGCAGACCTTCGCACCGAGCTTTCCGCCAACATGCGCCGCGCTGATGAATTAGAAGCTACCCTGCAACAGCGTACAACGGAATACCAGGGCCAGCGGATGAAGTTTAAGGAAGCTCGCCGTCTGGCGCAGAAGGATATTGATGCCGAGAAGGCACAGATCGAGGCCCGTAATGAAGAGATAAACCAGACGCTTCAGCGTAATGCCGCCGCCGAGCAGGCGCGTGGCCGACAGACCCAACTTTCCCGAGGAGAGATACCAGACGACCTGAAAGTTACCATCGCCGAGCGCGCGCAGCAGATCCGCGACGGCATGCAGATGTCGCCGGTCGCCGGTGCAGTGCGCACCGCCGCCAGTGCTATCAGAGAAGCAGACTGGAGCGTTAACCAGCAGGCTTACCGCGCCGCGCTGGCACACATGATGGAAGGCCGAAGCCCGGACGTTGAGCCTTTCTATGAGCTGCATAAACCGGCGCTGCGCGAGCGCGCTATTCAGCGCATACAGAACCCGGCGCGGCAGGTTGATGAAACGGCCCGCCCGGTGAGCGAAACCGCCGATCGAATTTATCAGGACACGCAGAAAGCAGATCATGAGCTTACATCCGCCGCAGCTGACCTTGAGAACGAATTCAATATCAGCAACGCGCTGCTGGATGATATCGCGGTGGACAATCCGGAGCTCGCGGCCACGATGCGCGAAAACCTCAATGCTATTCGCGCCGAGGCCAGCGACAATAGCATGAGCAACGCTTTCCGGGCCTTTGCTGCCTGTATGATTAACCGGGGGATCTGATGGCTGCCAACGAATTTCTGACACAGTGCGAGCGCACCGTTAACGCCGCCGCTGGCCGCGAGCTGTCGGCAGATGAAATGGAAGGGCTGGTGCGCGATATGCGCGACACCACAAACCGCATTCTTGCCAGTAACGAGGCGCTGTCACTCGAAGAGGCGGCCATGCGTGCCGCCGAAGAACTAAGTAACGCTGACGTGCTGGCCAAACAGATTGAAGCGCGCAATAAAGCGATTAATACCCGCGTGGCGGCGCAGCGACTCGGCGAGCTGCGCACCGTCTGGAAAGACCGCCCGGATATAGGTCTGGAGGCGATACTGGTAGGGCGTAACGATGCGCGCACCGGGGCGCGCCGGTCGGTATCCTCAGAGGTGGCGCAACTTCGCGGGAAATATCACGCAGGCATCAATTACGATTTCGACCGAGCCGGGCTGGTTAAATTCATCGCCAGCGGCAGCAACGATCGTGAAATCGCTGACGCAATGTGGCGAATTGGCCGCGGCGAATCTACCGAAGGAATGACGAAACAATCAGTCAGTGCGGCGCAGATTATCATGAAGTGGCAGGAAGCGGCGCGCATCGACGAGAACCGCGCTGGCGCGTGGATACGCAAAGAGCCTGGCTATATTGTTCGACAGTCGCATGACATTATGAAGATCCGCGCTGCCGGGTATGATGCCTGGCGCAATGCAATCCTGCCTCGCCTCGATGAACGCACATTTGATGGCGTCGCCGACCGCGATCAGTTCATGCGGAACGTTTACAACGGTCTGGCCTCTGGCGTTCACCTGACATCTGAAAAGCCAGACTGGATGAACGGCTTCAAGGGTTCGGCAAACGCGGCGAAGCGCGCCAGCCAGGAGCGCGTACTGCACTTCAAAGACGGTATCTCCTGGCACGAATACAATCAGCAGTTCGGCACCGGAAGCCTGCGCGAAGCATTATTCGGCGGTCTTAACAGCGCGGCGCGGAATACAGGAATGATGCGCATGCTGGGAACCAATCCCGGCAACATGTTCAAATACCTGACTGACACGCTGGCCGAGGACGTCAGCAAGTCAGGAAACCCGGCGGCGCTGGCGGACTACATGACCAAAGTTCGCCGCCTTAATCGCACTGTAATGCCGCAGGTTGATGGCTCGCTGAATATACCCGGCAGTGTCGGCTGGGCCAACGCTTCCGCCGCGGTGCGCGGCTGGTTGCGTATGAGCCAGCTCGGTGGCGCCGTTATCTCTTCATTCAACGACGTGCCGATCGCAGCTACTGAAATGCGCTACCAGGGGCAGAACTTTATGCAGGCGGTCCTCGGCGCCATGAAAGGGCGTTTCTCCCGGTATAACAGCACAGAGCAGAAAGAGATCCTGTCCTCCATCGGCGTTTATTCTGACGCCATGACACAGGAAATCATCCGGCGCATCTCCGGCGACGACTCGCTTACCGGAAAAATGGGGCGCGCGCAGCAGCTGTTTTTCAAATATAACCTGATGAATTTCTGGACAGAGAGCGGCCGCAATTCCAACGCCCTGATGATTACCAACTGGCTGGCAAAAAATGCCGACCAGCCTCACGCCAGCCTGCCGGAAGACCTGCGCCGCGTGCTCGACCTCCACGGTATAGGTGACCGGGAATGGGAAATTTTCCGTAACATGGACATGGCCGACAGCGAGGGGCGCAAGTTCATGACGACCAGCGGCGTCCGCGGTGTGCCGGATGACGTGATTGCCCATTATGTTGAAAGCAAAGGCCTGAACCCCACGGATCGTGCAATCGCCGATGCGCGCGACCAGCTCGAAGGCCAGCTGCGCGGCTATATCCTCGATCGCCTGAACATTGCTATGTCCGAGCCCGGCGACCGCACGCAGGCGTTTATGAAGATGGGCACCGTACCAGGAACCGTGGCGGGCGAGGCGATTCGCTTCGCAGGCCAGTACAAATCTTTTACCGCCAGTTTCATGCAGAACGTGCTTGGGCGTGAGGTTTTTGGTCGCGGGTATACTCCGGCAGGGCTCGGTGAATCGAAAACCACCTCGCTTACCAATGCGTTGATGAGGAACGGCAATGGCGCTTTCATGGGAGCCGCGAATCTATTCGTCTGGGCGACCATGTTCGGTTATGTCTCAATGCAGGCTAAGCTGATGCTGAAAGGTCAGACGCCGCGACCGGCGGATGCAAAAACATTTCTGGCAGCTGCGGCACAGGGTGGCGGGCTCGGCATTCTCGGAGATTTTATGTTCGGCGAGGTAAACCGAATGGGGGCGGGGCCGGTGACGTCTCTGATGGGGCCGGCGGCGTCTAACGCTGACAGCATTATCACGCTGCTGCAGCAGACGACGCGCGGGGAGGCGGATTTGGGCGACTGGTATCGGACGACGCTTGACAACACGCCATTTCTTAACATTTTCTGGCTGCGCACGGCGATGAACGGTTTGATCCTAAACCGGGTTCAGGACTCGCTGGACCCCGGATCGCTTGAGCGTTATCAGCGCCGAGTAGAGCGGGAGCAGGGCAACGAGTTTCTGGTGCCGCCGTCACAATTCATGATAGGTAAGTAAGCGATGGAAAGAATTAAGTTTTTGGCTGTGTATCTGTTCATGGTGACGTTTTTCCTTTACCCGAGCGTAACCATGTTGTTTTTCGATAAGTCAAAAATTACTGCAATAGATTTTCTGTTGATCCTCTTCTTTTTCTTATGCGGCATCGGGTTAGTGGTTATGGGATTCGCAAGGCTGAGAGAGTTAATCAAAAAACAGTGACATGTCACGGGCCGCAATGGCGGCCCAAGTATTACCAAAAATTATTACCCAATGCTCCTTTTCAGGCTCAGTACGCAGTAGTCAAGATGGGTCTGAATATCGCTCAGGGAAACCTGCATACTGGTGACGTAGTTGACCAAGGCGACGAGTTCCGCCGCAGCTCCGCTTACGTCATGACCGTCCTTTTCAAGCTCTCTGATCAGCTCCATTAGGTGAGATTTTTCAACCAGTTCCATTACACCTTTCGGGCTATTCAGCGCTCCCAACCTTCCCTCATCAAGAGGGTGATGATACTGCGACATGCCACCTCCTTCATCTTAATACTGTATATATATACATATATCAGAAGACCTGATTTTACTCCAGAAAAATCACCTTACCTATATGGTAATTTGTTTCATTTATAAAGGTAATGATAATTCATAATAGAGTTGGCAGGCTATAGAATGCTCATAAGCATAGCGCGCAGGGCGCGGCCATACTGGAGCTGATGACATGACCGTTTCAACCGAAGTGGACCACAATGACTACACCGGCAATGGGGTAACCACGGCCTTTGACTATAATTTTCGCATCTTCAAGAAGAGCGATCTGACAGTAACTGTCGTCGACCTGAACGAGAACATTACAACCCTTGCGCTGGATACCGACTACACGGTCACCGGAGCGGGAACATATTTCGGAGGCAAGGTGAACCTTGCTACTCCCCTGCAGAATGGTTGGAAAATCTCCATTGAGCGCAGCCTGCCTGTAACTCAAGACACCGATCTGAGAAACCAGGGCAGCTTCTTCCCCGAAATTCACGAGGCTGCATTTGATAAGCTGACCATGCTCATTCAGCAGGCGTTCAATGCGTTCAGGTTGTCTCTGCGAAAACCGTCATCAGTAGCGAACTGGTACGACGCTCTAAGCAATTACATCCGCAACATTAAAGATCCCCGTGACCCACAGGATGCTGCAACAAAAAATTATGTCGACACACTATCTGCAGGAAATTTTAACCGCACTCTGCGCGTGCCGGATTCGTTTGTGTCGCAACTGCCACCCATTAGTGATCTGGAAGGCAAGGTAATCGGTTTTGTTGGGGGGCAGCCGGTAGGGTTGGTTCCTTCTTCCGGTTCTGCAACTGATGTGCTCATTGAGTTGGCGAAGCAGGGTGGTGACAAAAGGTTAGGTTCGTCTTATGGTGGAACTGTCTATACGGACTATCAACCCGCGCAGCTTCGAAAAAAGTATCAGTTTGGCATCCCTGGTAGCGTCAACTCACAGCGCGAAGCTGTTTTTTATCCGGCTGAAAATCTCTGGTACATCAGCAAGTCAACCGCCTTTCCTGCAACAATACCATCATCACCTGATAGCAACTGGCGATGCGTAGGCATGCTTAACGGCTACCCGATTTACGACGTGCGAAACTGGGGATTGGTAGGAGATGATTCTACTGACAATACTGTGAATTTTATTCGAATGCTGAATAAAATTAATACCGACTATGTGACTATTGATTTCCCAGCAGGAATTTTCCGTTACACAGACTTAGGCAAAATAACTAAGAACAGAATCACACTGGCTGGGAAAGGAAGCATGCAGACGGTACTGAAATGCACCAACACTACCGATGATCACATCGCGTTAGACATCGACGCATGGCCAGACCCTGTCAATCCCAATCAACCATATCTTGATGCTGTCAACCTTGTAGGGTTACACGTTGAGGGAAATGCAAATTCGGCAATCGCAATTTCAACGCAAGGTATAGCGCGCTCTATCTGGAGTGATGTTACTGCCTGGGGGGCCAAATCAACTGGTACTGTTATCGTGCATAAGAGTTTACAGCTAAGCACGATGTACAATGTTATGGCGTCTAAGTATCGAAATCTTGCTGGTCTTACTACGAATGTCGCTCAGCTTGGGATGCTTCTTACGGTCGGCACCAGAGCCGGGGCGGGCCAGGGGAGTCCGTCTAATAATACTTTCATAAATTTTTATGCAGAAGGATTAACCCGTGGTCTTAACATGACTTGGGGCGACCAGAATACATTCATTAATGGTTCGTGCGAAGCCAATACTGACTACGGCCTGAACATAAATTCAAACTGCCGTTACAATACATTTATCGGTATGGGCAATGAAAACCTCAACGCATCAACTGGCGATTTCGTAGACCGAGGAAGATATACAAAGTTTCTTAACTGTTATTCAAGCCAGCGATTTGTTGCGCAGGGGTTTAATGGACTTATCGACGGCGGGTATTTTGAGTTAATAGAGGTTCAATCAGTAGCAATAGGTTACGAAGTTAAAAATGTGGCGGTAAAAAACTGGAATACTGGTTCCGGTGGTTTTACAGACTCAGGGTCAGGAACCAGAAAAAGAAGCATATATGACATAAAGTTATCAAGCTTTGTCAATACAACTGATGTAAGGACAGCTGTTACAATGAGCCTCACTTCTGTATCCGGCGGAACGAGAGGAACCTGGGTTAATGATACCAGGCTACCATGCACTGTATATGTCCAAGGCACAGCTTCAATAACGCAGGCTACGGTATCTCGCGATGGCGACGCGGTTAGTATCCCTACATTATCCGTACAGGCAGTCAGGCTTGAGGCTGGTGATACTTTAAGCCTAACGTGGTCATCAACAGGACCTGGGCCAACTATATCCAGAAGGGCTCACACTGAAGGATAAATAAAGGCCCCAAAAGGGGCCTTTACTCTCTGGTTTTACTATTTAACTTCAGTTAAACGCAACTTCCCATCTTTATCATAATCAGCTTTGTATATAGCAAGCTCGTCCTTTCCCTCACCATCTTTAAAGTGAGAAGAAAATAAATCCCAGAACTGCTTGTCTGCTTTATAAATCGCCAGATATTTATAGCCTTTCATGACTTCCGAAAGACTCTGGTCGCAAGTCCATACATCGCTGTCATAGTATTTCTTCCCTAAAGTCCAGCACCAGTTATTTGCCTTAAATGGCTGCATTTCATAGGTGAAAGCTAGCTTTTCAAGGCCCTTAGTGTTTTGGGCGATAAAGTATACTGAGTCACCAGGCTTGAGCTTCTTCCAGATCATGTCAGACAAGCGAGAAACATCCTTCCTGAGGACGGCTTTTTTCTGTTCCGGGCGAATCTTCTGCATGTCCAGCCGATAATACCCAGTAACGCCATAGACTGGCAGAGCAACAGCAAGGATGGCAACGAGCGAGTACGCGCTTCTGAATCCTCTCCAGCTCAGATCGACAATCTTGTATAGCAAAAAGGATGCCCAGGCTATCAAGAAGGTGCCAGCATATCTTTCAAAGGAAGCAAGCCTTTTAGACTCGAACTCTGAAAAGTATGCAATATAGCAGTAGACAAGGAAGGCTATATAAGCTGCGCACATCAAAGGCAGTATTGCTGCGATAGCAGTTTCCTGAAATCTTCGGCCCTTACTCATAATCGAGATGGGAGCAATCATTGCTACACCAATTAAGAAAATGGTTAACGGACGAAAGTGAAGAGTCGCATAACTAAAATAGAGCGGATTTAAAATACGCACATTAAGCTCTGCAAGCGTCACCGATATTTTGTTTTGCATTGCAGCGGACGCCCAATTTATTGGGCCAGAAGCGCTAAAAGCTGGAGTTACATCAACACTGCTTAGATATAAAGACCATGATTTAAAGGATACCAGCAGAACAGCAAGACATAACGCTGATAGTTTAAAAGCATTTGCAATCCTGCTCTTAAAGCCGTCACCTTTTCCAAGCGCAATATGGACGAAGGCGCAGGCTATCGCGAACAATCCAAATACCAATCCGATCTGCTTAATCAATGGAAGGATGAAGACAACCAGGGGAAGCAGGTATTTTCTGTCGTTCTCTTTTGCGGAAACAGCAACGCAGAGCGCAGATAAAAAAACAACGCCCAGGAGCTGATCTACAAGAACATGTCCAATGTCATATTTGAAAAAGTATATGAATGTTGTTGATGCTGCAAATGCTATGGCGGCCAGCAACGCGTCATTTCTGATGACCGTAGCGGAAGCAAATAGCATCGCTGAATATATATAAACGTTATGCGCCTTGAGTACAGCCGATTCGCTCCATCCTGCCGGATATACAAACAGATATTGAGCAAGCTGCTGGAACGGTGGGTAAGCCTTAAATGTGTTAGACAATGACGAACCACCATCGTAGATAGCGTTAGTCACAGTCATAATTTTTATACTCGAACCCCAAAAAGAAAATTCATCCCAATCCGTGAATAAATAATCGTTTTTAACTGCAAGAAAAGAAAATACAAAAGGCGCTACGCTGACCAAAGTTGCAAGAATGCCATTCCATGTAATAGCAATGACAGGCTTCTCTTTGTAAATCGCGTAAGCTCCGAGTACGAATCCAAGCGATACCGCTATACCCCAGCCTTGCTCAAGGAAGCCAAGTATTCCACTAACATAAAGTATGCAAGTGCAAATGCTAAGAGCAATGAATGGAGCTTGCTGCCACTTAAGTTTAGCAATGAATACCAGGTAGAGAAAATATCCAAAAATGGATGCCAAAGCCCAATACATCATGACGCTGACCTTAATGTTATGATGATGCCGACCATTATTAATGCAACACCCAAAAAGTATGAAAGGTTAAACTTCTCACCAAGCAAAAAGTGACTACCAACCGGCACCAAGACAAAGGCAAGTGCCATAAAAGGATATGCTTTGCCGAGCTCTATCTTCTGAAGAACCCATATCCATGCCAGTGTTGTAACGCCATACAAAGCAAGGGCAGGCACAAGAATTACAAGCGTGTCAAATGAGAATAAGCTTCCGCTCTTGCTTAATGCAGAAGATGACAACTTAAATAGTATCTGGCCTACAGCTATACCAATGACGCAGGCTATAGTTATAAGGTAAATCATTTTTTATACCTGTTATGAAATGTTCTTCTAGGGGTGTTAGCTATGTCGTGGCCGAAGAATGCTAATATCAACTGTAACCCAATAATAACCGGCAAGGCGGCGAGCATGACCGTACCTGATGTGTTTGGGATGTCGGTTATGATAGCATCGGCCCAATTTACAACGCCTACGACAACGCCAAAAAATAACATAGCAACCCCAAGAGGAAGCTCGATTGATGCGATAGACATATCCCTCAAGTAGTAGTTATAGAACACGCGTTTGAAAAAGTTTCTTCCATGCTTATAAAGAAAATCACCAATTATTTTTGAAATCTTAAGGTTACTTTCCTCATCCTCATACTTGGCATCCATTGGCACGTCAACTACAACAGCTCTCAGTGTGTTCAGTCTGAATAAAATATCTGACTCAAAAAAGTACCTTTTAGATATTTTGTTTAGTGGAAGGTGCTTAATCGCGTCTGTATGAATTGCTGTATAGCCATTGGTTGGGTCGAAGATATCCCAATAACCCGATGAAAATTTTGTCATAAACGACAATACAGCATTACCAAAAATTCTTATTTTAGGCATGGCGCTTATATTGTCCAGATTGAAAAAGCGGTTCCCTTTGGTGTAATCAGCTTCACCGGCAATGATCGGAGCAATGAAATCAGATATCAGCGAGGGTTCCATCTGATCATCGCCATCAATTTTCACGACGATATCGATACCGTCATTAACAGCCGCCTGGTAGCCTGTCATCACCGCGCCGCCAACCCCCTGGTTAACCTCATGCTTTATAACGGACACCCTATCATCCGTGTTGTTCTCCAGGACAAAATCTCCAGTTTCTTCCGGGCAGCAATCGTCAATTACATAAATTTTATGAACCGACGGGCCGATTTTACTTATTACATTCAAAATGTGTTTTTTCACTTTGTACGAAGGTATTACCACCGCAACTCTCATTTTATTTCCCTATGTAATATGCATTACATCCATTTTATACCTTAAAGGTAACTTTGTTAAGACCAATCCGAGGTAATATTATCCGGATGTGGTTTATTGTGTATTATGGACTCACTAACTAAGGGGGTTCTTATGCACATTAAACGGTGGTTACAATGTCAACCACGATGACAGCAGACACGCTAAATCAGAGTCTTAGCATGGGCGCGCTGGCTTCAGTGTTGGCAGGGGTTCCTCCGGAGGTGGCGTTGGGGGCGCTGGCCGGCGCGGTAATATTTGTGACATCGGCGGTTGAATACCCTATCAAAAGGCGCGTCTTCCTGGCGGTTCTCAGCTTCCTCTGCGGCCTTCTCTTTTACAAAGCGACAGCGGCCATCCTCATTGGCATAGCCAGCCTTATTCCGACGATTACGCAGGACTCGTTTGAAAAAGGGATAGTGTTTGCCGCTGGCGCTTTCGTCTCGTCCATTGTGGCTGTACGCATTGGCATCTGGCTCTATCACCGTTCTGAAAATCCACGCGACCTGATCCCGGGGAGAAAAGACGATGACCAGCCCTGAAATGCTGCTCCTGATTAACGCCATCATCTGCGCAGGGATCGCAATCCGCGTCCTGCTTTTCCGCCGGGAAGGCGCCCGCCATCGCTGGTGGGGTGGCTGGCTGGCTTACATCGTAATCGTTGTGGCCGCCAGCGTTCCTGTGCGCACGTTCTACGGCTATTACATCCTCCCTGACTGGTCTGACGTAATTATCAAAGCCGTTTTTCTGGCTGCCCTGATAAAGACGAAAGGCAATGTCGTCCAGATTTTCAAAATATCGAGGTCCCAACATGGACATTAAAACGTTTCAGAAAGCTGCTGGCATTTCCCCGGAGCTGGCCGCCCGCTGGCAACCGCACATCGTTGCAGCAATGGCTGAATTTGGCATTAAAAAGACAGTCGATCAGGCGATGTTCATTGCGCAGGTAGGGCATGAGTCGGCCGGCTTCTCTTCGCTGGTGGAAAGCTTCAACTACAGCGTTGCTGCCTTGAGGATCACCTTTTCCAATCGCCTGTCGACGGATCAGATCAACGCGCTCGGGCGCAAGCCTTACGAGAAGTCTCTGCCGCTGGAACGCCAGCGCGCTATCGCAAATCTGGTGTACAGCAAGCGCATGGGAAATAACGGTCCTGGCGATGGCTGGAATTACCGCGGTCGCGGCCTGATCCAAATCACCGGGCTGACAAATTACCGCGACTGCGGCAACGGCCTCAAAGTTGATCTGGTGTCTCAGCCGGAGCTACTGGCGCAGGACGATTACGCCGCGCGCAGCGCTGCCTGGTTTTTCGTGAGTAAAGGGTGCCTGAACTACCCGGGCGATGTTACGCGCGTAACGCAGATCATTAACGGCGGCCAGAACGGTATCGACGACCGGCGCGCGCGGTTTAACGCAGCATGTAAGGTGCTCTGATGGCGGCGCTATGGGTTTTTGTCAAAGCATGGTGGAAGCCGCTGATTTTGTTGGCGCTGGTGGCGGCAATCGGCATCGGCGCCCGCATGGCATGGGTGAACCACGGAAAGGCTCAGTATAGCTCCGGCTATGCAAAGGCTAAGGAAGACCAGAAGAATGCTGATGATGAGGCTAAAGCAAAACGTGATCAGGAGAAAACAGAAATTGAACGTGAAGCGCAATCCCGTATTGATGCTGCGCGTGCTGATGCTGAGCTTGCTAATTCCGCTGCTGGCAGCCTGCGCGCCGAGATTGACAAAACCAAGCGACTTGCCGAACACTATACCGGCGCTTTCCCCACTGGCACGCCAGCCAGCAAGGTCATCAGTGTGCTTGCCGACATGCTTGAAGAAAGCAACCGAGCTTACGTCGCAACAGCAGAAGAAGCTGAGCGATACCGTGACGCCGGAGAGACCTGCGAGAGACAGTATGACTCGCTGACGAAGCGGGGTAGTTTTTCTCCGTAA